GTGCGGAACGCGGTCGGAAATCGCGGCCAATCATTGCGGTAAAAAGTTGCAAAAGTATAAACGTGAAGTACCTTTAGAAAAATACTATCACCACTTAATTCATGGAATTGAAATACATGAGCTAATTAAAAAAGGCTTTCTTGTAAAAGATGAAAATTTTAAGCTGCAAGTTGATACTGCTCGACTTGTTTATGACGAAGCTAAGAGAGATTACACAGAAGAATCAATTTCTTTGGTATTTGGATCTTCTGCCGCGATAGCTAACACTATAAATGTTTATAACGAATTAGCAAAAGGTAAAAAAACTATTTTATTTAATCCAAATACTTTAGTGAACAGATATCTTTACAATGCTATGATTTCGCAAGGGATTAACGCTAAAATGTATGATAGCCAAAACAGCGAAGAGAACAGACACGAGCTTGTAGAATGGTTTAAAAATACTCCTGATGCCGTATTGCTAAACGTTCAAGTTTTTACAACGGGTTTTGATTGTACAGACGTTGAATGTATTTTTTTAAATAAAAAGACCAAATCAATTAACCTATTCTTGCAAATGGTAGGGCGCGGTGGTAGAATCACAGATAAGATTTTGAAACCTTCATTTCGGGTTATTGACATGGGTGGGAATATTGATGATTTAGGCGGAGCGTGGAGTCAACCTAGAGATTGGGAAAGTTATTTTTATGGTGGGATTACGAAACCTTGCGGAACTCCAAAGCCTGCAATTGTAAGAACGTGCCATAATTGCGAAGCTATAATTGCGGCAAACTCTCTTACTTGCCCTGAATGTGGAGTAGATCGAGAATATAAAGGCGGAGTAAAGGGGCTGCCTGAAAGGGATGGTAAACCCGTAATACCTAGCCCTAGTTTTATTTTAGATTATTGCGAAAAAAACAATTTGGATATGCTAAACGCAAGAAAGATTGTTTACAATTACGTTTCTCAAATGTTTGATAATGTGCCTTTTGAAACTTTTTATAGACATCAGGCTTCGGGGGAGTTATTTAAAAGGGCAAAGTCATTTTTAAGGCCATACTATTACACGATACAAAACAGCAATTTAGAAGGAAACAAATCAAGAAAATTTAATTCATTTGTAAATGAAGCAATTAAACGAACCGAGCGAAGATGTTATTCAAGCTCAGATATTTAAATTCTATCACAATAAATTTTGCACTAAGCTAAACGATGTGCCGCACGTTATTTTCAGCGTTCCAAATGGCGGGTTAAGGAATAAGCGAGAAGCCTTAAAACTAAAAGCAACAGGACTTGTAGCGGGTGTATCTGATTTGATTATTGTCAACGATAAAGAAGTTCTTTTTGTAGAAGTAAAAACTTCAAAAGGCAAACAAAGTGAAAAGCAATTATCATTTGAAGAAAAAGTAAAAACATTAGGTTATCGCTACTTAATTGTTAGGAGTTTAAATGACTTTAAAACTCAACTCATCGAAACTATCCGCTAGTTCGTCGAAATAAATTCTTAGACACGGAGCGATGTAATACATTTGAGTCATCAAATAACAATTAAAAAACGAAACGATGAGCAACTTTACAACTTACACAACAATCTCTTACGGAAAAATTAAAGTAAGACCTAATTACTCTAAGAGACATTTTACAATCAAAACTGAAACCAACAAGTTCAGAACTTACGAGATGTCAGAAGAAGAATTTGAAAGCAATGAGTTTAACACTGCTAACGATTGGCAGCAGTTTTTAAAATCAGACGATTACTACTCAATTTAATGACTAAACCAGAAATAATCGCCCACCTAAACGCTGACAAGCTGCGAAGTAACACAGCTCTAGGGTGGGCGCAAATAAGCGCTCCGAAGGCTTACGCGGAGTATCACCAACGCAAGAAGCAAAACCAAACAATCCGCGAATACTTTCACGAGTTAGGATTTGAAAGCCTTTGCAGCGTGGAGAATGAACGGGAGCTACTTATTGCAAACTTCGATTTGAGAGAAAGAGAGATTCAACTAAAAGAAAGACTAAATGAGAGAACTAGAAATAATAGCTAAACTAAGCCAAAATTTCACTCGAGACATAAGCTCGGTAAACTACAACCGAATTAACGCAGATAAGCTAATCTTTGCCAAATTAGGCGATAAGGCTTTAATTACTTTTAAAGGGATAAGCGGACAGATTCTAAAGTGGTATGTTGCACTAATTAAAGGCGAATTAACTATATTGCACGGTGACTCTCCAAGACTTTTTATTGAAATTTACAGGACCAAGTTTGCAGACAAAAACTCAAAACTTAGCTTCTAGGAAATACTACATCGAATCAAGACACGGAAGCTACCAAGTCACCGAGCAAGTAGGCAATAAATACAAGGTGATTGAAAAAGACCTTACACTAATTAAAGCAAATCAATTATATTACAAATATGAGCGCAAAAACAAAAATAATAACGGAAAATGAATACCCACCTATTCCAGACAGAAGGTATGACTGGGTAGCGTATAGAGAAGACAGCGACGAAAATGCACTACAAGGACGCGGAGCAACAAAAGAACAAGCAATTAACGATTTAATAGAACAAGAGAAATGAGCGCACTAATCAACCTATCAATCGACGTAACGAAAATTGATAAAACAAAACTTATCAAAGGAGCTAAAGGAACTTACTTAAACCTTACAGTAGCCGTCAACAACGAATTGGATCAGTTCGGAAACAACGCGGCTGCCTACATTAGCCAAAGCAAAGAAGAACGCGAAGCAAAGGTTAATAGAACCTACTTAGGTAATGGTAAGGTTGTTTTTACAGACGGCACTATAAACAAGGCCGAGCCACAACAAGCGCAACCACAACAAGCAGCGCCGCAAGACGACGATTCGCTACCCTTTTAAAATACACCGAGTTTTCGTTTTGTTCCCCGTCGCAGTTGTTTGATACCTTTCGCGGCGGGGTTTAACGAAGTTTTAGCGTAGTTCGTCGAATTAAATCTAGCAAATCAAAACCATGTGCTACATTTGATTCATCAAACAACAACTAAAAAACAAAACGATGACAGCTCAAGACCTACAAATCAACGACACTTTCAAAAAACAAGGTTTTACATTTCAAGTTAAAACAATTGAAAAAGATACTTACAAAAACGGATCTCCTTGCTTATCTATTGGATGCACAACAAATGGCGGCTCATCAATCAGTAGCTATTTCAGCTTTAAACTAACTACCAAAATAAAACTTAGCAAGTAAACAACACAGCGCATGAGCGCAATTAACAAGTCCTTTAACAACCTTTCCAATAATCCTTTATCCAAAAGGTGAAGCCCTGAAGAAGTCGGGGCTTTTTTATTTCAATACTTTCAAGTATCTTTGAACAGCATGAAGCTAAGCCAAATAAAACAAAACCCAAACAATCCAAGAGTAATTCGAGACGAAAAGTTTCAAAAGCTAGTAAACTCAATAAAAGAGTTCCCTAAAATGATGCAACTTCGTCCGATGGTTATCAATGCCGATAGCGTCGTGTTAGGCGGTAATATGAGATTGAAAGCACTAAAAGAGTTAGGCTACAAAGAAATACCTGACGAATGGGTTAAACGCGCTGATGAGCTTACAGAAGAAGAACAAAGGCGCTTTATCATTGCAGATAATGTCGGCTTTGGAGAGCATGATTGGGAAATGCTAGCAAACGAATGGAATGTGGAAGAATTGGCAGATTGGGGGTTGGATATTCCTGATTTTGGGCTTAATGAAGAAAATCAAGATAATACGGATAAGGAAGTTGAAGCTCATGCAAAACTTCAAGATAAATTTATTGTTCCGCCATTTTCGATTTTAGACACAAGGCAAGGGTATTGGCAAGAAAGGAAAAAGTATTGGGGCGAATTAATTGGGGATAATGGAGAGAGCAGAGATGATATTAAAAGCAAGGTAAATGCAACTGTTACAAATTGGGATAATAAGCCATATAAAGGAGGAGTTATAAGAGAGAAGTCTATTAGTATATTAGACCCTGTTTTAGCAGAAATATCAAATCTTTGGTTTGGATTAGAAAAATGCAATACGTTTGATTGTTTTGCAGGAGATAGTGTTTTTGGATATGTATCAAGTTATTTAGGGAATAAATTTACAGGGATAGAACTTAGACAAGAACAAGCAGATTTAAACAATCAACGCATTAAAGGGTTTCCTTCTAAATATATTTGTGATGATGGGCAAAACGTGTTAAATCATATTGAAGAAAACTCTCAAGATTTGTTGTTTAGTTGCCCCCCTTATTTTGATTTGGAAGTTTACAGCGATTTGCCAAACGATGCAAGCAACCAAAAGGAATACAAAGACTTTTTAAAAGTATTAGACAATGCTTTTACAAAGGCTTTAAAATGCTTAAAAGATAATCGGTTCGCAGTTATTACGGTTGGTGATATACGCAACAACAAAGGATTTTATTACAGGTTTGTTGATGATGTAAAAGATATTTTTAAAAGAAATAATGTTAACTTGTATAATGAGTTAATTTTAATTCAAGCAATAGGGAACGGAGCTTTAAGAGCGAATAATTACATGAATAATAGGAAAGTTGTTAAACTACACGAACAAGTTTTAGTATTTTTTAAAGGTGACCCGAAGCAAATAAAACCCATTTACCCAAAAATAGAAATGCCTAATGGCGAAGAGATATAGAGTTTACACAAAAGAAGAGATTGAAGACCTAAACAAATTTTTAGACTAGTCTAAATTTCAAACAAAATCATACAGCTATAAAAAAGCCAGCAAAACATATCATTGAAGAAACGCTAATTAAGTCGTTTGGGAACCTTACAGTATCGGCAGAGAGCTTAGGATGCACTCGTGCTACTTTGTACATTTGGATAAAAGACGAAGGATTAGAAGCCGCTATACAAGAAGGGCGAAACCGTATCTTAGACCTAGCGGAAAACAAGTTAGCGAGTAAGATAAAAGAAGGTGACACAACGAGCCTTATCTTCTTTCTAAAGACACAAGGCAAAGCAAGGGGTTATGTTGAAAAAACAGAAACAGTTAATCAAAACACCAACGTCAACACCAACATAGAAGTAAGCACAGAAGAAGCCAAAGCAATTAAAAAGGCTTTAGATGACAAGTATTAAAGAATTAAAAGTTGTAAAAGAGTATTGCCTTAATGACTTCTTATTCTTTACCCGCTACTTTTTTAAACAGCGTTTCAACAAAAAATTTATAGTTAGCCAACACCATCAAACCATTTCAGATGCTTTGATGCGAGTCTATAACGGCGAAACTAAGCGGCTAATAATTAACATTGCACCAAGATACGGAAAGACAGAACTAGCAGTAAAAAACTTTATTGCCTTTTGCTTAGCTAACAATCCAAGCGCTAAATTTATTCACCTATCTTATGCCGATGATCTTGCTTTGGATAATTCAGAAGCAATCAGGGATTTAATCAAGTCCGAAGATTATCAACAGCTATTCAATTTAGAAATTAAGTCAAACACCGATTCCAAAAAGAAATGGCAAACGACAAAAGACGGCGGTGTTTATGCGACAAGCGCGGGCGGTCAAGTAACTGGCTTTGGTGCGGGTAGTATTGAGCCAAGCGGAAAGTTTGACGGCGCAATTATCATTGATGACCCGATAAAACCCGATGACGCGGATAGCGACCGAATAAGGACTTATGTAAACAATAAGTTCGATTCAACCATAAAAAACAGGGTTAACAGCCGAGATACTCCAATTATCATTATAATGCAAAGGTTACATGAACAAGACCTTTGCGGTTATGTATTAGCCGAAGATGACCGAGAATGGGAAGTTGTAAAGATGCCTTGTATTTATGACGAAGGTGGCGAAGAAAAAGCGCTATGGCCTGAAAAGCACACCTTACAAGAGCTTAACAACTTACGCAAATCAAACGAGATTGTATTTGATAGGCAGTATATGCAAAACCCTAAACCATTAAAGGGGTTAATGTATTCTAACCTTCAAGTATTCAAAGATCCACCACAAGGCGAAGTAGTGATGTATTGCGACACAGCCGACACGGGGGCGGATTACTTATGTGCAGTAGTAGCTATTCTAAGCAATAACTCGCTTTACATAACCGACGTAGTGTACACCCAAGAGCCACAAGAAATCACCGAAAACCTAGTAGCGCAACTAATCTATCGTAACAAGGTGAACCGCGCCATAATAGAGAGTAACAACGGCGGACGGAGCTTCGCACGGACTATTCAGCGCATTCTGAAAGACGTGAACTACAACAGAACGCAAATCACTACCTTTCACCAATCGCAAAACAAGAACACGCGAATATTATCCAATTCAAGTACCATCGTTTTAAATGTTTATTTTTGTGACAATCTTAACAACAAGTTTATGTTAGATATGCGTACTTATTCGCGCGAAGGCAAGAATGCTCACGACGATGCGTGCTTTGTTGCGGGTACGCAAATAGCAACTCTAACGGGTTATAAGAACATTGAGAATATAAAGGTTGGTGACTATGTAATTACTCCTTTTGGTTATGGTAGGGTTACAGCATCAGCTTTGACGGGTGTAAAACAAGTTATAAATAGGGCGGGGCTAACTGCAACAAAAAACCATAAAGTATTTTCAAATAAACGGTTTGACGAACTTTGCGGTATTGACGAAAATAGCGTATCTTTATTGAAATTTAAAGACCTATTCGAGTGGAAGTACAAAAGACTATTAGATTTAACGGACGGTTATATTCGCTTATGGGGACGGGTAGATATTACCTTAGTCAGTCAAAGACAAATGAAGGCCGAAAAGGTGCGAAAGGACTTCATGTTGCGATTTGGGAGCATGGTTCAGGGAAAAGAGTACCTAAAGGCTATTGTGTTCACCATAAAGACCATGACACTTTTAATAACGACTTTAGCAACCTTGAGTGTGTTCCGATTAGGGAACATCTTTCGTATCATGCAAAAAAGAATTTTGAAAGTAGTGAATATCGAAAAAGAAACAAAGAAAATCTTGACAAAGCAAGAGTTAGAGCAAC